TAGTCAGAAAAATGTTTTCTAACGCTTCCAGGCGGTCTTGCCCCAAGAGATCTCCACAATCTCTTATATTCAACTACATTTGCAAATGTTGTCGGACATAGCATGTAGCCAGAATACTCTTTTAGAGTAGTTGGCAGCGGAACATGCTTTCCACAGCATTTACATTCTTTTGCTTTATCTTGATATATGCTCATAGTATTTCCATTCCATCTAGTACGTCCGCCAATTTTGAAGGCATCTTTGGTGGCCTAATTACATTTAATCTAATATCTTCGCCTTCGCTATCTCTACGTCTTGAAATTGAATCATATGTATGAATATCAATTTCTTGATTATTTTCAAATTTAGTTCTGCTTATAGCATTATAAATAGATCCGCATACAGCATCCGCCAAGTCTTTAGAACCCTTACGTGGATGGTCTACCTTATCACGCATTATTTTCAGCTGCAATAATTCATCTATAAGTAGTGGAATATGAGGGCCAGTAAGCCTATCTTCAGCTACAACCATGGCCATATCATCATAATGTTTTTTAGCAACTGACAAAGTTTCTGTATTAATTCCGTATTGTTTTAACTGTTGCATCATGTCATGAGAGTTCCAACGGTCAAAAGTACAAAGTCTTATCTTAAATCCTTTTGTTCTTAATGACAATATGTAATCTTTTACTTCTGTAAAGTCTACCGATTTATCTGCAGTAGGAGTCCAATATCTAACTGCATCTACTTCTACAATTGGCGCAGGCTGGGAGTATGTGTCAGTTACTTTTACATTAACCCATTTTTGAACATGGGACATAGAAACTGCACAATGGTCATGTTTTTGTGCAAGGTCTACGTGTATAAAGTATTCTTTATCAGGGTCTGGTGCGAACCAATTTTCAAATCTACCAAAGTTATCTACGGCTAATGCCATGTTATTAAATGCCTTTTCAATTTTTTCTCTTGATTTAAAGAAAGCATCTATAGCTTCTGGTGGCATGCATGCGAAACGACTTAAAGCATCTGGCATATTTTTATAAAATTCTACTTTAAAATCTTCAATCTTTTTTGTTGGGTTGACATCCCATGTTGGTCTTTTCAAGGCATATACCTTTGGAATATTATATGAAACTATATGATCTTCTTCCCATTCAACGACTATTTCATTGCCTGTGGTTCCGTCTGGCAGATCTTCGTCCATTTTAAGAGTCTTGCTTCTAACTACAGTTTCTTTTTCTGCAATCACGGAATCATAAAATTTTTGTATTGGATCATTTTTAAATCGTGGGAATGAAAGCAAAATAACTTTGCCATAGTCTGGAAAACGAGAAATTACAGATCCACGGTACATATCATATATAGCATCAGCCGTTTTAGCCTGGTCGTGTCCAGTTGTATTCTCTGTAGCAAATCCTGAAATTTCGTCAAGGATCACAGCTATTACGTTATAACCTTCGAATGCTTCTCTTTCTGAATGTCCAGAATAAACATTTACATTCTTATCAAACCTTATTTCTGAAGCTTTTGGATCATACTTTCCTACAAACCATGGGGATCTTTCTATTCTTGTTTTAAATCCTTTAAAGAAAACATTGTTGGCCTGCTGTGCGTTAACAGCAATATTGATAATATCAATTGTGTCTCCAGGCGGCTTACCATAATATATGGCTGGATCTTTTAAGCATAGCAATAGGTAAACTATATATGATACAGAAATAGTAGAGGTATAATCTTTTCCAGAGCCTTTACCTAATTGTGCAATTATTTCTGTGCAGGTTTGCTTGTATCTCCGCCTACCTTCAGCTTCGCCAAAGAGCTTAATAAGAGTGGATTCTTTATATATTTGTGAGCCCTTTTCGATGAGAGTATATTGGTACTCCGAAAGTGGGGGTAATCCAAGATAGTCTGGGCTTGTAACAAACGTTCGTAAATCGACTGGTCTTTCATCAAACTCCTCTCCGTCTAGGATATCAATAAGATCATTAAAATTAAGATCCACTAGCTTCCTCTGCATCAATTACAACTGGCTCCACTACGCCAGTTATTTGAGACAAACGTTTAGCAACTTCCATTTTACATTTAGGACAAGTTGCAGTTACTTCTTTTAATATCTTTACAAGTATGTCTTGCTTTCTTTCTGTTTCCGCCACCTGCGATGCTAATTCTTGATTATCTAATAAGCCAACCTCTTGCAGCATTCCAATTCTTTTACCTTCTATATCTGCAATTAGTTTTAATGCCGTCGCCTTTACGTTTAATTGGCCTGATTGATCTGCGTCTTCTACGGTCTTCCAAGCTTCTTTTATTAACATTGCATAGTGTTGGTCTGCCCCAGATATGGCTTCCTTTGCCCTGTCACGAGCCCCAGAATCGTTTCTAACGACCTCTTTCCACTCGTCTATATATCCTAACACCTCTGCACGTTTAAAACCTGTGACGGTGGCAATCTGGGTTGGGTTATTTCCTTTAAGTAGTTCTTCGACTACCTTATTCATACGATCAAAATGATCAGCTAATTCAATATCCATATGATTAAATTATACCATGTTTTAGTTGACTAGGATCTAGACTTGGCTATTTTAAGAAGAACTAAATATCCAATTAAATCGTCAATATCATTATCTCCTGGATATTCTGCACCCTTCATAAGCCTATTTAATTTGTCATCAATACGAACATGGAGCTGTTCTCTTGGTCCCGCCTTTGAAAATATACGCACAGGGTCAAGGGCTGAATTACCGTAGGCAATATTTTTCTTTACCAACATGTGTGCAATTTCATGACAGGTTTCTAATATTTCTTTTCCTGCCTCTGTTCCGACTGTTAACAAATACAAGTCATCACATTGAAATTGACCTGAATCTGGAAATACTGGTTCAAGCATTATCTTTTACCTTTCACCAATGGATCTTCAACCCACTGAACATATCCTTCTTTCCATGTCTGACTTCCATACATGTGTTTGACGGCTTCAAAATGAAAAATTCGCCACCGTTCCCCTCCATATAAATAGAAACGATTTTGTTTGGCTATTTCAGAATTGTTTATCTTTTCATAGCCATCAATCAAATTAGTTCCATATTCTATATTTAAGGCGTTAAGTATACCATTTGACCAAGCAGTTGGTCCAGTGTGTGCATGAACAAAATGCTGCATTTCATAATTTGGATTCTCTAATTTTTCTTTAATGTAATCTAATACAGATTTAAGAAATGGATGTCCTGGTGAGGCAGCAAATGTCCATTGACAAAAGTCTCTATCATTTTCTGGACAAACTATAAATTTATATTTATTACTAATCCAATTAAATACGGGCTGGTTACATAGGGTATCTAGGTCTGCATACACTCCGCCATATTTATATATGACCATATACCTCCATAAATCTCCACGCATAACTCCTACTGGGAGGCTATTGAATAGCTGAAGCCATTCTTCTCCGTATTCTTTCAATACAAATTCTTTAGCCTGTTCATCGTCCATATACTTATATTCGTATTCTGGATTATGGTGCTTCCATGTATTTACTGCATCTAGCATGTAAGGCTGGAGCTGGTCGAATGGGTCTTTATATGTTTGCCAAATTGTTTTTGGTATAAACTCATTTTCAAATTTAGCTATGAATACGCCAGTAACTGGAAATTCCTGATGATATTTGATTCCCTTAAAAGTTTTAATTACTCTTTCAGTATTCCAATCTTCTTCTACATGCACCTCATATGGATTTCCATTTATTGCATCTTGATGGTAATGAATGATTGGAATAGATATAATTGCATACTTAGCATCTTTTGATATTCTGTCCCATAGTTCTACGGCATCTTTTTCTGGCATGTGCTCTAACACGTCGCCTAAAATAACTAGATCGTAATCAAATGTTTCCATTTCTCTGACATCCATTTGAAACAACTTATCATATCTTGAGGCTAAATTAAATTGTTTGATATATGGATCCCATACTTCTACAGCATGGACAAATACATCTTCTGGTAATACTGCCCTAATTAAATCAAGGTAGACACCCTGTCCAGCACCCACATCTAAAACAGTTTTTGGATTAATCTTTATAATTTCTTGTTGAGTCCAAGGCTTATTTGTTGGATCAGAAAACCCCATCTATGATTTTCCTTTCATGTTTATTTTGAAATGTTGATTCAAGTCTTGCTAATGTGCAGCCCTGTTCAACATCTGGCTTTATTGTGAATCCATTAAACTTATCTGTTTGTCTATAGTAGAACCAATCTAGCGGCAATGAAACTTTTTGCCGCATGATATCTAGAGATTTTTGAGCACCTTTTCTGCTCAGAACATAGCATAAGCAAGACCAGTCCTGATATATTAATGATGTATTTTCTCCGTATGATTTATGTAAAGCATACTTATGATATTGATCAAATGGTACAAAAAATGAAAATATATCCCAATCTTCTGGCAATTCTGCTATATATTTTTCAAGTATAGGAAAAAAGTTATCATTAAAGGTTATATCATCTTCCATTAATATTAAAGAGTCAAAATCTGTTTTTAAAAAATTTTTCCAAGCCGTGTAATTACTAGCCCATATACCAAGCTCTCCGTACTTCCAGCCCTGTTTTCCATCTAAACTATATCCATTTGGATCTATGTAAAAATCTTTATTGTTATTATAATAATTAAATAAATCTTCATGAGACCTTATTTGTATTGTTGGTGTATCTAATTGAGTTGAATACTTTTCAAGATAAATATTTATTGACTCTACTAGCCATTCCCTATCAGAATCAGACTCTATATGGAAAACTTTGTGTGCGAATTTCATTTAATAAGTCCATTATCTTTCAATGCACGGTATATGGTCATAGTTGTTACGCCACATTCTTTAGCTATTTCTTCCATGGTTTTTCTTTGAACCACGTATCTGCGGTATAGCCAGTCTTTACTCTTATATAGTTTCATCGCTCTGTTAATACAGTATTGGAATAATGGGCTATGCCGAATGCATCTGCCACATCGAAATCATCTAAAGATAAATTATACTTATTGTTAAAATAATCTACAGTCCTTTGCTTTCTGATCTCCCGCATTTTTGCTTTATACCAAGAGTCAGCATGTCCTGGATTCTCAAACCTAAGTTTGTCCTTCTCCATCTTTGTTGGGTTTTTATTTCCAATATGTGCCTGCCAAGATGTAGGAGATATAGTGATAACACTAGCACCAGTAGACATAAGCTCAGCAATGACGACACCGTATACATAAGATAATTTTATCACAGCATCTGGGGATTTGAAA